TCAGATGTACTTGTAATAACTTCTAATCCACTAATGGTTTTTGTATTGTTGTACCTCTTATTTATTAAAGATTCAACAATAAAATAAAATGGGGATTTCATTAATAAAATATATTGTATTCAATAGAGATTGGAATAGTTTGTGTAAATTCTTTCCATAAAAGAATCTCATTTAATTCGTTTATGATGAATATTTTTATAGATTGAGTAAAGTCTTCAAGTTTAATTAAATGTATTTCATACGTTTCATTTAAAACTTTTTGTCCTACGATATAATGCATTGCACCTCCTTTATAGTCAGGCCCAACAGAAATTTTTCTTATTTCCATGTTTAGTATACTAATATTTCAATAGGTATATTTTGAAGATTTGGAGTAAATGCAAAAGTTCCATCATATAGAAAAATTTTTATATTGATTGCATCTACACTTAATATACTTGGTGTAAGAAAATAAGGCGTATTACTTTGACGCATACTTGGAACACTTATAAAAACTTTTCCCCCTGTAAATGCGCCTATTTTAGTTGCAATTAAACTTCCATTAGATGGGTTAGACCATTCGATATCTCCGGGGTTAAGATTACTTCCATCCCCAATTGTATTTTCTAATTGAGTTACAGTAAAAACACCGCTATTAATGCTAAGTAACACTTTATAGATATCATATGGAACTGTATGATTAACTATATAAGGACTTGCTAGTGTCCCTAATCCTGTCACTGCTATTCCACCTACTCCTCCGATTGTTACACCACCAACCCCATTAGCTCCTGTTGCACCTGTTGCACCTGTTAGACCCGTTGCACCTGTTGCTCCCGTTACTCCTTGAGGCCCTTGAGTCCCTGTTAAACCTTGAATCCCTTGAATGCCTGTAGGACCTTGTGGACCTGTGGCTCCAATATTTGCCAACAATGCCCAATTTGTAGTGTTTAAAGAGGGATTAAGCGTACAATTTGTACATGGTAAAATATTATAGTAAGAAGCACCTCCAAATCCAACAGCATCATTTAAAACATATGCACCTGTAATACTATAAGCTCCTTGCCAATTTAATCCCGCAGGACCGATTGGTCCTTGTGCTCCTTGAATACCTGTTACTCCTTGAACTCCTTGAGCGCCTGTTACTCCTGCTATTCCTTGAGGACCTTGAGGGCCTGTTGCTCCTGTACCGCCAACACCTAAAGCCAATAAATCACTAACTAAGAAATTTTTAGTTTCATTATTTGTGGTTACATCAGTACCAATTAATTTATCATTTAATGTAGGTGTTGATAAAACTGTATATGTACTTATTTTTCCCATTTTGCTTTATTGTTTTTTTGTTATTTCTCCTGTTTCAATGTTTATTACAGCATCTTCACCGTATTTTTCCATTAGTATCTTTTCGTGCTTTGAAAATACATCCTTAATACTATCTATGTATTTTATTAAGCTTTGCTTCTGCAATTCTAAATCACCGAGATTCATTTTTGCCTTAGAAAAATCAGAATTCATTTCTCTAATGTTTTTTAATTCTTCTTCTGTTGCAAAAATAATGTCTTGAATATTATTGTCTTTCATTTTATTTAATTTAAGTTAGTTACAAATGTAATGCTTTTTTAACAAATATTTTCCAAAGAGATGAAATAATAATTGAAAGTAATACTCCTACTAAAACTCCAAGCCAAAATAAATTCTTTTTTGGTTGATTTTTTTTACCTTCTGCTTTAGCTTGAGCTTTCTCAACTATCCTATCTTTATATATAGTTTTTACTTTTAACTTATACTCTATTCTCTTATCTAGTCTAGTTTTAGGAACATATATAGTCTTATACTTAATAATAGTATCTTTAGTACTTATAAACTTCTCCCATATTATAGTGTCATTAATAATGATAGGTATGCTATCTAATGTTGTTATTCTTATAGTATCACTTGTTTGCTCACAGGCATATCCTTTACTAATAGCCTTATTAAGATGGTATTGAGCAGAGCAACCATACAACACAAATAATAATAATAATACTCTAAACATATTTTATTTTTTAAAGAAATTATTTGATTTATCACTTCTGTTTTTAGCTTGCGATTGAGGTACTGTTTTCTTTTTAGAAACATGCGCATTATCGATTCCATCATGGTTTCCGCTTGTTCCATTTTTTCTATTAGTACGCTCTAAATCTCTTCGGTATTTTCTACGCTCTTCAGTATCATGATACTTCATATCATACTTTACCTTCTTTTTTCTTGCTTCAGGATTTTCTTGATAATACTTTGCTGTTTTTGATTTTCCTGTTTTCGTTCCTGCTAAAAGATTTCTCATTTCCCTTGTCTTGAATAAATTTTCTTGTAGTTTTTACTTGACTTCAATTTAGAAGTTTTACTTTTTGAATGTACGTTTGTACGCTTAACTTTAGGTTTAACCTTTTTTGTTATCTCTAATTTTATCTTAGCCATTATTCTTTTATTTCAAAATGCATCCAATCATAGTTCTTTTCACGACCTAAAGATATAAAGCCATGCTTGTAGAATATATCTATCATTGGCTTGTATTCAGGTCTTGCAAATCTTGCAGTTTTCGATGATTCTTTGAGTAGATTTCTAGCAGGGTCTAGGTCGACGGCCAAACCGTATGAATGCATAGACAAAGCATTTCCACCCCTCATCTTCCTATAGTTGAAACATCCACCAAATAAATCTATCCCTAACTCTTTAATCTTATCGTATCCATATACAGCTAGAAGCTCATTGAATACAGCAGTAAAATTATCAGCTACTAACTTATGACACATCATAGTTTTGACAGTGCTGTCCAAATCCCAAGCTATTCTCATAGGATAAGGTAGCTTTATCTTTACTAAGTAACCTGCACCTGTTACATTAGCTGTACCATATTTTTTTGTTACCTGTTGTGTTGTCATTTAATTTTAGTTATATCATCTTTAATATCTTTTGCTCTTGCAAATAATAACTTCATTGATTGCCATAGGTCTATACCTTTTACTACTTTATAATTCTCATTAATAGACATTACCTCTATACTCGCCAATACCAATGCTACTACTTTAGTAAGCATAAATGGTACGCTAAAGAATGTTAGTATGATATCGTTAAGAATAAATCTATCAATAAGAAAGAACATTATAACCGTAACTTCATAGAGTGCTAACTTACTAATAATAGCTGAGAGCTTTCTACTACTTATTTTTTCTTTTAACTTATTAGCTTTCCAAATACCTGTAAAAGTATCAATGATAATTAGTACTCCTATCATTAACAGTATTCCCGATATCGGTAAAAAGAATGCAAAGCATATAGAGATAAGTGTCAATAGTTCTTGTTGTATAGATAGTATTAATAAAGATAGTTGTGTTTTCATAATCCTAATTCTTCAAGAGCTTCAGTTAAGCTAAAAGTTAAATAAAAAAATAATGTTATCCCACCAAAAACAATGTAAGATTGTTGACCTTGAAACATCATAAATAACGAGGTTATATAACCTGATATAAAATAAAGTGATGCTAAAATATTAAACTTCATTTTCTTCCCTTTACAGCTATGTTTATTCCTATCTGCATGGTTTACCAAAGAGCTATAATATCTGTAGCAGTTACAACTGAATTTACTCTTATTACTTGTACAGGTAAAAAAGTGCCTGATGCTATTCCAACAAGATTTACAACGTCACCTCCTGCAGTAGTAACATTAAGCGTTCCTCCTACACCAACATACAACACACATGGCTCAATTGAACCGGCAGTATTTGTGCCTGAATATAATGTATAAGCATTTGTTGCTGTCATTATATTTGCATTTAAAGTTAACTGAGTAGCACTATCTACATTTGTAACAGTTGCTGCTGTTGATGTTGTAGTATTATATACAATATCACCAACTTGGATATTCAATGGAGTAGTTCCACTAAAAAGAAAATTCTTTGTTGAATCTACAAGTTTATTTGCAGTAGTCGCTGTTGCTGTACTAGTTACAATAACATTAGGCATTGGGATATTTGTATTCGCTGAAGGTATAACCTTTAATGCTCTACTTACCTGAAGTTTTAAATTTGGCATAGCTTATTTTTTTTTAGTATTTTTCATAGCCGCCTGTGCGTTTTTCGCATAGTTGTTTCTTGCACTTGCCGTTAATTTTTGATTACTCGCCTCCTTAATATCAAAAGCTGTCTTCTTTGTTACCTTAGCTACTTTTTTCATTTTTTTATTTTTTATTGTTAAACATTTTATTTACAAGTAGGTTAGGATTGTTTAGCGCTTCTTTTCTTTTAGCACATCCACAATCTTTTCCTGTTACTCTTGAAACAGTATCTACTACTTTTTTAATCCCTGTTGCTGTTGTTATCTTTTCAATAACATCACCCATTCCTTTAGTCTTTCCCATTTGATTTTATTTTTTCACAAAGTTAAACAAAATTATCTTATACTTTTGAAACTTTTTTTCCCATACCAACTCTTGACTTCTCTGCCTTCTTGGCACTTAGTCTAGATGGGCTTATCTCAGAAATTGTTTTAGGGGTCTGTGAAGAAACTTTTACCTTTGGTCTGCAGTATTCATTCTTGCCTCCTGCACCACACGCTTTACCTGACTTGGTATCGGTCCACTTTTCTTTTTCCCACCTCTTTAAAGATGTTCCTGCCTCTGTCTTTCGAACATTACCCGAACCTTTCCTGCATTTTGCAATAGCTTGAGATGCTCTTGCAGATGGAAACACGTCATACTG